GGCTGACTGACGTGGGTGTAGGTATGCAGCATATAGTTCACCCATACGAGGCAATGCCTTGTTTGTGCGTAGTGATACAACAGCGTTACGGATATCCGCAACTGTCATTGTGTCTACTGGTAGAACTCCTGCTGATGATGTTGGAGCAGTTCCTGATGGACCGTTTGAGTAGATCACGTTAGTTCCTGCTGAGAGGACCTGACCTACAACGTTGTCAATAGAATCTGCTGCGTTGTATGCGATGATATCAGCAAGTGCTGAATCAACATCGTTGAAAGAAGTTAGGTTTAGCTTCTTTGTTGTTGTAACTGCTGAACCGTATTCGTTCAGTGTTACTGTAACCTGTGAAGGGTTACCTAGTGCGATGCTTGAAACATCTGAAGTTTCTGTCAATGTAGATGTAGCCTGAGCCAAATCTGAATAGATTGAGAAAACAACTGATGATCCTGGCATAGCCTGTTGAACCGGCTTAACATCTGCAAGTGAGCGCATAACAGGAATGGAACGTAGTGCCATTCTTACATACTGGTCGTATGCTGCTTGTACGAGGTTGCTGATGCTAGACGTGGTTGTGGGGGTACCTGTTGGAATTGCCATTAGGTCTAGCCTTTCTGTTTTAGGATCGGATTAGAGTCCAGACAATCTAATAATGTCATCCAGTTCTTCCTTTGTATTAGCATTCATTAGTTTTTGCATAATATCTCCGTTATGTTCTGGCGAAGTGCCAGAGTCGGCAGAGTTTGTCATACGCTTATATGCTGCTGCATCGGCTGGATTTACATTAGGTGTTGCCTGGGTTTGGCTTACTTCAATACCGAATACATCGGCATAGTCTTCAAGCCATTTAGATACAGACTCTTCAGTTGGGTCTATATCCTGTGGGATAAATGAAGCAATTTTGCTGTTTACCCCGCGAGCTGCGAGGGCATCCTTTATTGCTCTTTCGCGTTGGGCCTTGTTCAAAGACTCAAACTGAGCCTTAAGCTCATTTAGTTCTTTGTCTTTTTGCTTAGACGCTTTGCGTAGTTGCTTTACTAGATCGTTTGATGAGTCATCCATTGTGAAGTCGTCATCATCCTCGTAGTCGTAATTGGACATAGTGGTCCTTCTCCCTATTAGTTGTTGGCGCAGGCCTCATATTCGTTTGGGGAAACGATATGGCTCCTACTCCTGGTCTTGTTGTCGCTCCACTAGGCCAGTCGTTCTAGTGGCAGGCTTTTTATTTAGTAAGCGCCAGCACGATCTCGCACTAAGGCTCCACTTGTTACACCAGTCTGACCACCAAAGGCAGCCTTTTCTAGTCCTGTTAACTTCTTACGTTGCTTCTCTGCTTCTGTCTTTCCAGCAAGTCCAAAGACTTCTTGTTCTGCTGTTGTCTGTGTGTATGGATTTTCTCCATAGATTGAAGCAAGTTGTGAACCACGTTGTAGTCCACCGGCAATAGTTCCAAATCCTTCTTGTGCTTGTCGCTTGTCAATGCCTGCAGCACCAAGTTCTTCTGCGCGAGCCATACCAGTTTGTAGCCCTGATTGGATTGCGGCTCCGCCAATTTCAGCAGCTGTAACCTTACGCTTAATGTTCTCAATAGCGTTCTTAGGATCAAGCGTGTAAGCCAAGATATCAGCATTAGTGATATCAGGATAGAACTGCTTGAGTGCTTGAGTTACTTCTGGATTAGCATTAAGCACACGCTTTTGTGCAGTTGAGATGCGGTCTTCCAGCTCTATGTTGCTCACATCGTTTTCAATAAGTTTTCTAAAACCTTCTTGAACTCCTGTACCTGTTTTTGCATAGTAACTTTCAGGTAAACCGTATTGACGCATAACTTCTTGGTACTGGTCTTCTAGGGCAATATATGCAGCAGGACTAAGCGCTCTAAGACCCTTAGCCATTCGTGCTTCATTTGCTGCAAATCTCGCTTTGTAAGCATCTGTTCCTCGTACCTTAAGAGAAAACTCTGCAGGATCATAAGATCCTTCTACAAGAATGTTTCTAATGTCTGATACCAGGGTTCCTAGTCCATACTTATCAAACTCATCATAGAGAAGATTGTATGCAGAAATCTTGTTTGCTTTTTTTTCATCTAGTCCGGCTTGGTAAACTGTGAAAGCATCTGAGTCTTTGAATATCTTACCATCGGATGCTGTATAAAAACCAGTGCTACTAACGCCGTCACCTTCTGCGCCATCGCCTTCATCAAAGGTAAACCCATTACCAGAATTTGACGTATTTGCTGAGGCAACATTAAAGTTTAATGGGCGTATCTTGCGATACTCACCTTTACCTCCTGCGCCTGTACGAACAAACTTAACCGTGTATCCAGCAGCCTCTTCTTCAGGAGTTAATTCAATAAGATTTCCAAAGTCTTTGTAACCCTGTACTACACGCTTATTAAAATCGGTATTAGATTCAGTAGGTAATTTCTTAAATGTTGCAGGGTCGTCCTTGCCTGCTTCAATTTGTGCATCATCTAAGCCAAGAGTTTCTGCAGCATCTTTAAGCGCTTGGTCAATCTCTTCTTTAGTCGCTTCTTTAGGTGCATCGGCGCGAACTCGGCGCTTGCCAGTGGCTTCGCCATCATCAAGTTGCATTAGGTCTGGATTAAAGTTAAACATTATTACCCCATAAATCCAAAGTCTTGAAGGACTTGTCTAGTGACATTTGCTACCTCGCTACGAGCTGTATCTGTGTACTGCCAACGGTCATCCTTGCGGAGTTGCTTGCGTAGTTCTGCAAGGCTTATGTTACTAGCAAGAGCATTTTGAATGTTCTTATCTGTAACATCAATAGAGTTGTAAGGAATCTCTAGCACATCTGAAATGGTTGCACGATAAGGGTTAATGATATCTGTTAAATCTTGACCCTGATCTATAAGTTTCTTAACATAGTCAGGCATAGCAGTCTTAGCATAGTTGCGAATCTTTTGAGTAAAGTCATCAATAGATGCACCAGTTTGAAGATCTCTAAGAACCTCATCAATAGTGTCAAAACCCAATACCTTTGGAAGCAATGATGTGGATATACCATTGCGTGTGGCTACTGAAAGCAAGGCGTTGTAATTAGTTGCTTGTGTGCCACCAGTTTTACCTGGTTCAAACTTACTACCAGTACGAGCCTCATCGAAGATTGTTACATCGTCAATGCCTCTTTTGTAATAGTCTTCTAGCTGTGCATCTGTAAGCGTTAGTCCATCTTGCTTGAGCTTTGGCTTGATACCTAGTAGCCAACTTCTAAGACGTTCTTTGTAGAGGTCAGAGTTTTCTAACTTCATCAGATATCGGTCACGGACATCCGTATCTAACTTAGCCCACTTTGTCTTAAACAATAAGTCGGCTGCTGCTACCTTGTTTGTCTTGTAAAGGTCAAATACTTTTCTAAGTTCGTCTCCATAGATCTTGTCAAAAAGTAGTGCTTCACCAATACCAAGATTAGTTGCTGCTTTAAGACCTGCAGCAATACTTGCGTTGGTAGGATCTGTAGTTGGTCTTGCTGAAGCGGCATTGATGCCTTCAATAGTCGTTGTATCAACTGTTGGCTGAACCATTATCTACCTCCTAGCGTCTCAAACAACCAGCCTGTGAAATCAACACGTTCTTTACGTGCTACATCTTCAGGTGTTGCCTGACGAATAGCCTTCTCTGCAGTTGCAGCAGCTTTCTCCGCTGAAAAGCCTGGAGTGGTGATAGTTCTGCTTTCCACCTTTTTAGTTACAGGATTGAAGACCTCTTTGGTCGTTGATAAAGTTCCAGTAGAGATCATATTATCAATAGACTTTTTAAGATCTTTGTACCACTTTGCTGACTTATCAGCGTCTGTGATACCTTGACCGCGCAAAGTTACAGATACATCATCAATCATCTTTTGCTTATCTGCATCGGTGTACTGGTAGATCTGGCGTGAAGGCAAATTCTTCTTTGTAAGTCCTAAGCCATCTCCTGCACCACCGCTTGTTGCTAGTCTTGTATAGCCCTCAAAACGATCAGCAAAAGTTATGCCTAAACTTTCATATTGATCTAATTTTTCTTCTGCTTTTGTAGCAGCAGAAAGCAATACATCAGCATTAAAAATACCATTGACTGGACCTTTGTAAACTTTAGCGTCTTTAAGTGCTTGCTGAAGTTTCTTAATTTTTTCGACATTGCCAATAACGCTCTTAAGAAAATCAGTAAGAGTGACATCATCCTGAAGGACTGTATTCTGTCCTTGAACAACCTCTTCTTCGCCCTTGACCTTAACGCCTGCAGCTTTATCTTGTGCTGCTTTTATTTTATCTTGAGCTGATTTAATAGCATCAGCGTCACCCTTATTTTTAGCAACCTGTAACTGATATTCAAGTTGAGGCAGTTCAGTCTTAAGAGATTCTTTTTTCTTAGCAGTTTCTTTTTTTGTTTTTTCTTTGGTAACAGCACTATCAATCTCTGCTTTGCGTGCTATACGCTTATCTTCTTCTCTTTTGAATAAAGCCTTTGCTGCATCATACTTAGCCTTTAGTTCAGTATGCTTTGCTGTGCCAGGAGTAGCCCTATTAAGATCTTGGAGCAAGAGTTTTGCTTTGTTGTCTGCTTTCTGGGCAGCATTAAATGCGCTAACATACTTAGCATCATCTGAGTATTTAGCCATATTAGTCTCCTAGTAAGTTTCCAAATAGTGAATCGTACGCCGCTAATGTATTCTCATTGAACTGTGAGAGTTGACGAAGTTTTACGATTGCACTATCTTTTGCGTTTTGAATAAGAATGTTTGAACCACCAAAGCGGTCAAAGTCTTCTTTTTCTTTTTTGTATTGAAGATAAACTTTAAGCATCCCCTTAAGGGCATCAAATGTCTTAGGGCTTGCAGCGCGAACTGTGTCATCGCTTAACATAAACTCAAGGTCATCAAGAGCCTTAAGCGTATCAATCTTCTTTGTGCCACCTTCTGCTAACTCTTCAGCAACTAATGGATTTCCTGCAAAGAACAGGGTCTTCCAAGCTGTAAAATCTTTACGCAATTTACTACGCTCATAGTCGGTTGCAGACCTTTCAAGGCTTGCTTCATATTCATCTTTACGATCATAATATGTTTGCTTGCCTGCTGCTGTCTGAACCTTACGCAAATGATCATCTACACGCTGGCTTTTACGAAGACCCATACTGGTCATAGTTTGATAAGCGTCCCAAGAGAAGCCTCCCTTGTGTGGGATTAGAAACGCTGCACCTTCTGGGTATTGCTTAAACAGTTTTTCGTTGTTCTGAACAAAAGATCCTGCCTCTTCAGCATAACCAAATGCTGAGATTGTCGAACGCTCTGATTCAGGAA